GTCATTGACATCGGTTTTGTATTTCAGTGACTTTGATGTCGGAATCACTGGGACAGTTTGATTGTTGTGATTGATCCAGACTTTCTCTGACAACAACATTTGTTCAATCACTTCATTGAAAGACTCATCAACAAATCCTGTGTTCATTGTGATTTTCATTTTTGCATTCACATTGTATCTGGATGTCTGTCCTCTGTTTGTTGAATAGTTTTCATTTAAGATGTCCAGCGTGTTCGACTTGAATGTTTTGTCTTTGATTGACATTGTTTTTTCAGACTTTTTGAAAAATGTCATTTTCTGGAGTGCACCGAATTTGTTGAAAAAATGGACATCATGAGTTGTGTGAACATTCTCACAGATGTAATTGATCAGAATCTGTCTGTCATCTGTTGAATCAAAAACAACCCTGGTGCAATAATTCGGAGGAGAAACAAACTGGATCTTTTGATTTGAATTTCCATTGTCTGAAATGACCTGGGATCCGATGTTTGCGTTGCCATTGTAGAATGTCACATTTGAAAGGCTTTCAGCAAAGACAGGAATCTGAGCTCTGTCTCCATCTGGAACATACATGATGTCATTTGATTGCATCACATGATTTCCGATGTCTGGATTGATCCCCTGCTCAAAAATACCATAGCCATCAACAGCGAGATAGTTGTATGTTTTCGGACTCTCTGCCATCTCTGATCCATCCTCATGATATAATGCAGCAGCAGCAGTGACCCACAATGTTTGTGACTGATATGTTGTTCCATCAAAGCTGTTGTCAATGTAATCTCTGACAAGCTCACCGATTTCAATCACCACCTTTCCCTGTGATCCGATCACATCTTTTGTGAGTCTATATTTTAGATCATTTGATGTGTAGGATCCAGAGGTTCCTGTGTAGATATACAGATTGATGTTTGCTGTTTTTAAAGCCATTTGATTTTGTTATTTGAGACAGCTGGTCTTTCCTACCTTTTGAACTTTTGACCAGTAGAATGAGCCAGCTTTTGATTGATCGATTTTTTGTTTTGTGTCATATGGTAATGTGTTGACAAAGTCTGATTTTAAGAGCACCCCATCATGATCAGGAGTGACACCTGCGTTGTGATATATGATATCATGTTCCAGTTTTTCTTTGGGATCTGTTGCCCAGGTGAAATTGAGTTCCTTTGGACATTCTGTTTTATGATCCAGGAGCCAGGCATTCCAAAGATGTGACCACATGCATGCTGTCCAGATCTGGAGCTCATGCCATTCAGGATCCTCAGCTTTGATCTCTTGATTCAGTTTTGTTCCCTGGATATAAATTTCGACACAGTCATGCTCAACCTTTTCCCAGTATTGCTCTGTCAGATCTTTCATGATATATTGAGCACCTCCAGATCCATCCTGGTTTGCTTTGACAACCTCAGGGTCTATTTTAACGATACCACAAAAGAGGTCGAGAAAACGAGGGTCTTTGTCCACGATGTAATCGTGACCGATATATGAAATTGTGTCTGAGAGATACCATGTTTTTGTGAGTTTGAATTTTTCGGGAATTGGGTTTTTGATTATTGTGTCAGCTTCCATATAAAAGATGACCTCCTCCTGGAGCTCTGGATGACTTCTCCAGTGTTTTTTCATCAGATGTGGTCTGATAGATGGGATGTATTGTTTTGATCTCTGAGAGCGATTGTCATGATAAAATGCCCAAACAATCTCAGGGTATCTTTTTTGAAGTTTTAAAAAACCATCTGAGACAATTCCATCAACTCTCCCAGAGACAATGTGAATGTCTCCAGGTTTGACTTTGTTTTCCAGCAATGATTCAATTGAGACCTCGAGCTGCCAAGAATAGTAATTGATCGCAGGTTGTGCAAAAATATATTTCATATTAATATTCGTTTCCAATATTACCACCTCCACCAGATCCAGAGCATCCTGATGATGTCCCAGATGAGAGGATCGTTCCGTTTGATGCGATTTGCCAGTAATTAAACGAGCCAGTCCCACTGTAATTCATTGCAGAATTATAGACGATGTGCCATTGACTCCCTCCAGGATATGAAGTGTAATTGCCACCGCTTCCAGTATATGCGATTTTATTGTATGCACTGGAATAAGTGATCGAGGTTCCAGGAACATGGACAATGGTTTGAACTGGAGAGCTGGTGTTGCAAAAATCTCCCAGAGCAGCTCTCCCAGAACTGATGTGGAATTGAGTATATGGTTGAGCAGTTGTCTGAGCAGCACATGTGTGAGTTCCGACAGCTGTCACAACTCCTGAGCTGTTGATTGTCCACCAGTTGAATGGAGTTGTCCCTGAATAATTCCAAGTGTAGGGAGTATTTGAGACAATCCAGTATCTGTTTTGACCTAGCATTGTTGTTGATCCGTTTGAGTAAACTGTTTGACCTACTGCTCCAGACATTGAACTGGAGTCGATCTTGATTGATGTTGTGACTGATTGATTTCCAGAACAGAAACCTCCGACTGAATTCTGTCCAACTGCTGTCAAATAGTATGTGTGAGTCCCAAATGTTCCAGCAGCCTGATTCAGATTTGCATCACACCAGATCGGTGTCTGATTATAGTTTCCGTTTGGCTGTATTTTAAACCACAATTGAAATGATTGTTGTGATGTTGTTGTGTTTTGTCCAACACTCGAGATCAGAGTCCCTCCATTTGTTTCTGATTTGCCGATGACGATCCCTCCAGTGGCTGATGGATCTGTGATGATTCCAGTGTTTGCAATTGATCCTCCAGTAAGGGCTGCAATGCTACATGTCAGAGTGGGGAGTGTTGTTGGTGGATCTGTTGTTGCTGCTGCATATTGATAAACAGACAAAGAACACCAGATCGGTGTTTGAATATAGGTGTTGTTTGGTTGTATCTTAAACCATATCGTCACATATCTGGCAGAGCCTGTGTTTGAATTGTAGGTCTGCAAGGTCGAACCATTCTGAGTCAATGATTTCATGATGACAGATCCATCAGATACATTCGGATTTGTGATTGCTCCTGAGTTTGATATGCTCCCTCCTGAGAGACTAGCAATCGAGCATGAGTATGTCAAGAGAGTTGTCGTCCCTGTTGTTCCTGTTGTTCCAGATGTCGTTCCTGTTGTTCCAGATGTCGTTCCTGTGGTGCCTGTTGTTGTCCCAGTTGTGGATGCTGTTGTTGTGTCTGTTGTTGTCTGTGTTGTTGTGGATTCATCTGGCACAACAAACAGATAAAAAGGTGAACGGACGTTGATTTTTCTTGACATGATTTTAATTAAATTTTTTAGCTTTCTCAGCTGCAATCTTGAACTGATCACTGACTGAATCTTTGAAAGCTGTGACATAATATTTCGCCACATCCTCTCCAAATGCTTGAGTGATGTATTCAGGTAATTGTTTAAAATATTTTTCAAAGGGTCTGGTAAAAAAGAGAGTTTGTTTGATTCCGAATTTTTGAATGTTTTTGGCGACTGCAAACTTGAGAGACTTTCGACTCATGATCTGTCCCTTTTCATTTCGTTTCAATCCTTTGAGCTTTTTGAGAACAAAGGTGTCCAGAGCAGATGTCGGAGGCATCTTGTCCCTGTATTGATAAGGCGATGACCTCCTCCCATCTTTCAGGATGCCAGTGTTTCCTCTGACCCCTAGATCTGGAAAAGTTGCATATCCTGGAGTGAATGAAATTCTGATTGAGTTTTTTGATGCTTTGACCTCAGAATCAATTGCAGATGCAAGGTTTGAATCAGACCCAAACTCTCGAGCTGCATTGGATCGAGCATCCTTGACAATTAGATTTGCCCATTTAGTCAATGCTTTGTTTGTCTCTTTGATATTCACTAGCAGCTAGTCATTTCGTTTTTCATTGCAACAGTGAATGAAAGTGTCCATCCAGCTGCATTGTTTTCAAATCTTTCCACAAATGGCTCACAGTCGATTGTTCCCTGGAGCTCATAGTTGCCTCGATACAATTCAGATCTTTTGATCTCAGCATCGAATCGAGCTGCAATTGCTAGGAGGCTGTTGAGGACATCCTGTTCATTGTCTGTTCCTTTCTTGTTGAAGTCAACCAGATCCATCAGGATGATCGAAAAGTTCATCAGGATCACTCTGTCCTGGATTGTTGCATTGCCTGGAATAGAGTGAGCGAGAGGATATATTGTTGTCTTTGTCAGATCAACATCATCGATGCTCCCATATGAGACAGTGTTGATCCCTGGCTCATTGTCCAGGATCTCTTTTATGTCATCAATTATTTTGTATAGTGTGTTCATATTAGTTTGATAAAAATTGGTGTTTGATCTCCCATGTCATGACCGATGTGATCGTCAATCCATTCAATGACCTCATCGAGTTCCATGTCTCCATCTTCTCTCATGATCACATCAACTGCTTTGTAATAGTCATAAATCACTCTCTTCGGATCATTTGCTGATATTCCGATGATTGCCTCATCAAATCCGTTTGACATCAGGAGCTGGTCATCATCATTGAGAAACCCTTTCTCATATAGTCTGTCAATCAAATCAACTCTGTTTTCCATTTCTCAATTGTTGTGTTTCTATTTCGTTTTTTTCTTTGTCAAATGCCAGGAATGTCAGGCAGGTTGTGAGAGGTAATCCTGTGACATAATCAAACTTTGCAAGGCTTCCTCCAGCACAATGATACACTGATGAATACCAGCTCCACTTCTCTGAAAATCCAGCCTTTGCTGAGGTGTCATTTGTTGAGTCTCCTTGATCAAATAATTCTGGATATTGCTCAATAATTCTTTGTTTAAAGTCAAAAAAAAACCCAGGGCTCCGAGTGCATAGTACACAGGCATCTGTTTCATTTGTTGTTCTCTGTGTGGATCATATTCCTCAATCAGATATTGATCTGATATTTTTTGTTTGATAGGTCTATAAAGAACAGCCATCGCTTTGTGCAAGTTGTTTTCATCTGTCAGGAATGAGTCGAGATCGATATACTCACCGAATGAAATGTCATCCATTTGTGGGATGAATCCATACTCGATCCCATCCATGACAAATGATCTTTCAAACTTTGGTTTTTGTTCAAACACCTCAAAGAGAGCAGCACACATGTGGCTGACTGATTGATACTGAATTTTTCTCACTGTCTCCAGTGGAATGTTGCAAAGGATTTCGACTGTTTTCTCCATCAGGAAAACCTCATCATCTTCAATGTCTTTTGTCATTGCTGTGAATTTCATCCACTGATCCAGAGTGACCTCTTTGAGTGATGATGGGATTGTGATTTCTGCTTGCATATCTGTTGAACGTTTTTTTTGTTTGGTGTTATCTAGACAAAGAGATGATACTCTCCAGCCCTTTTGTTGTTTAATTGATAGGTGATTCCGTATCTGAGGGCATCGATGATGTGATCTCCCTGGAGTGGTTTTGGCAATCCTTTGTCAAGCCAGATATATCCTTTGAGCTCTTTGATCAGGTTCTGACCTTTGACAATCATTTTGTAGTCTTGCATCAATGAGATCCCGAAATTGACTGAGTCTTTGCCTTTGATTGATTCTGCCATGTTGAGCCTGGGCTCTCCATATTTGAGCTCATGGATCAATCGTTTCTCAGCGACATCTCCCACAATCAGAGAAGTCTCTCCAGCATATTTGTGATTCAGTGATCTGATCTCTGATGTTGTGAGTCCTGTTTTATAGAAACACTCCTCAGCGTATATGATCCTCCGATCTGAATCGATGCAAATTTTTATCAACGTTGAACTGTCTTTTGCGAATCCATAATCTTGACCAAACAGGACAACACCCTTTTCAACAAAGTCTCCCTCCTCCCAGTTTTGGAACACAGCTCCAGACAATTTTCCTGGAAGTCCCTTTCCGTAAACATTGTAAAAATTTCTCCAGTACTCATTCCCATTCTCTCCCTTGATCCTGGCTTTGTCTAGTTCCTGGACAGCTGCCTCTGGAGCTGCTTCATTGTCTTTGTATGTTAGTGTCAACCATTCAGCATCTGGGTCTCTTGCATACTCCTGATGAGCCCAGAACTCCGATGTCGGATTGAAGTCGATGATTGTCCAGGCTGAGGTTCTGATCCGTAATGCATAGAATGTCTCAAAGTCAATTCGATTTGCCTCATTCAAATAGAGGATTTGTCTCCTGGCTCCTCTGACTTTCGCCTCTGAATCTGCTGAGAAAAATGAGATGGTTGATCCATTGGTGAAATTGTATGTCAGAGTCGTCCTGTTGAACTGCTCCTCCCTCCATCTCTTTGTCCATTTGAGGATCTTTTTGAAGTCAGTCACAGCTCCTCTCCTGAGCATGGGAATATCTGATCCCACAACATCGATCTCAGAGTCTTTGTTTCTGATTGCATGATCAATCAGCAATGCCAGGATCCCGAATGTCTTGGATGCTGATGATCCTCCTGGGATGATCCTGAGAGGCTTTGTGAGCCTCATGAGTTTATTGATCGCTGTCGTCCTCTGAAACATCTGGAAAGATTGGTTGTTCAATGAATTGCTGGATTGAGTGTTCTGTTCTCTCGACATATCCTCGATCCTTGCATTTGGTTTTCATGTAGAAAATAATTGAGGGGACATTTCCTTTCTCAATTTGTTGATACAATTTTGACTCGACAAAATCCTTTGCTTGTTCGGATGCCTGGTGGACTAGCTCTTTGAACTCATCATCCTCCCTCATCCATCGATAAAATGTTTCCCTGGATATGTCAGCCAATTTGCAGGCAGTTGTCACAATGCCCATGGATTTCTCCATTGCGTTGATCACTGCCTTTTTTTTAGTGTCATATTTTGTCACTTTATTTTCCACAATAGTCACATTTTTCTGTTTGATCTTTTGTTGTTTCTCCTCTGTCTGGATCAAAATCCAGGTCATTGGCTTCAAATGCAAACTCAGGAAGTTTCATCCCCCAGTCCTCCAGTTGAGTCATGTCAAATTGATTTGCAATGATGTCCATGTTCCAGTCTCCAGAGTTGTTGTTGTCTTTGATCAGGAATTCTCTTTGTTGATCCTCTGTGAGATCCACAACCTCAACCTCAACAGAATCCCATTTCAATTCTTTGATTGCTTCCAGTCTTTGATTCCCTCCCAGAACAACATGATCCAGGTTGCACACAATCGGTCTGATCTGGAGCATCTCTGGAAACTCCTGGATTGATTTCACCAGGTTGTCAAAGTCTTTTGACCTGATCCATCTGGGATTGTCTGGATGAGCTCTGAGAGATTCAATTCTAATTGTCTTTTTCATCTTCCTCATAATTTAACCAGACAGACTTCATTCTTTTGTGGAGTTCTCGGATGCATGATCCACATGAACTCGCTTCGGTTCTCTCTCTGTAAATTCGATCAGAGGTCTTTCTCAGACGTTTCTGCATCTCAGTGGTGATGACATCCCCTCGCTTGGTGAAAATGTCTGTGAGCTCCTTATATTCATTCTCAGTGAGACAATCATATGGTTGTCGAGTAAAGGGGACAAGCTCATTCCAGCGTTTTCTCCTTTCATCACATCCACAATCCAGACCAGCAGCATCGAAAGTCTTTTTGACCACCTTGTCAATTCCCAGGGCTGAGGTGACTGCATGAACTGCATCTCCTAGACCTTTGATCTTGTTCTTTTTTTTATTCTTTCCCATAATATTTGAATTTTAGTTTGTCATTTATTCTTTGTTTGCATCTTTTAACTGTTTGAAAGACTTGGACATGTCCGATCTTTGTCGCCTTCGATAGCTTTCTGATGGATCGGAATTCATATCGATAAGCATTGAATAAAAGTTTGTCAAAATGATAAAAGGTTTCCACATAATTGTCAATGTCTTTGATGAGGTTTTCGAGTTGTTCTTTTGTAGGTTCTGAGTTTTCTAGTTGATCAGACTTTTTGCAGTTTTGATTTGTGATCTGTTGAGCAAATTTGAGAGGATCAGTTGCTCTTTTTTTATCATCCAGAACAATGTTTTTTATTGTATTATAAAAATAGGTGTCATTGATCTGTTTGCCTGGATATTTTCTGAGCTCGATCAGGACTTTCATGTATGCTGTTTGAATCACATCCTCAGCATGGAGCATATTTCCATCCGATAAATAAGCATGCGAAAATTTTATCCATTGTTTATGCCTCTTGAATAGAACCTCAACCTGTTTTTCTGGGGTCATCGGTTTTGTTTGTTTAATTCTTTGTACTTCTCAATCACTTCAATCAGAAAAAAACGATCCCATTTGAATCGAGTCCTTCTGCTCATCTGATTTGTCATCTCAAGTCTGTCAAATCTATCCTGTCCGATCCTGGTGATGAGCTCTGTTCTGTATGGAATAAGATTGCCACTGAGAAAATAGTTGCATTTTCTGCAAGAGAGATGAACGTTGTCCTCATTGAATCTGGTTTCTGGAAAATTGCCTGCTGAATAAAAATGAGAAGCGTCTGAGGTATTATATGATCCACATGAGACACATGGTTTGCCTTTGTCTCTCTCTCTGATGAATTTGTGAAAGTGTCGGACAGCTGTTGCTTTGAGATTGCTCAGTGTCTTTCCTTTGTATTTTTCTATGTTCATTCTCGATCTTTTAAAATCGAGCGAGTGGCACTGTAAATGAATAAAAAACCTCATCAACAATTGAAAGTCTTTTGTCCTGAGTTATTAACTAGAAAACCCCAGGATCTCTCCCAGGGTTTTCACGATTAACCAATTGCTAGTCTTTCCCAGCTGTCAATGAAACTTTTTAAAAAGGGAGATCATCATCTCCGACTTTCGGTCTGTTTTTCTGATATGATCCCTCTGTCCCTGAGATCATGTCAATTGATGCATCAACTTGATTTGTGGTGTCCCAGTCATGAGCAGTCTTTTTGATGCTGGCTAATTTGTCAGAGTTGAAATACTTGACAACCCCTTCAGGATTTGTCCATGCTCTTCCACTAGCCCAGAAATCGACTGTGACCTTGTCTCCCTTGACAATGTTGTCCAGGTCAGCACATTTGTCCTGGGTTGCCTCGATCATTCTGTATTGAGGATATTTGTCACCGCTGTCTGTGATGACAAGTTCTCGCTTTTGGAATCCTTTGGATCCGATTGTTTGTGTTTGACCGACAGATACAACTGTCCAGTCCTCGATTGATAATGGTTTTGCCATGATTATTGTTTTAATTTAACTTTAAAAAATGAGAGAATTCCTCTCTGTGTTTCTGATTCTACTATGAAAAAATTCTGGAGCATCCCAAGCCACCAGAGTCGACCAGCGACAGTCCGATGAAGTCCGTTTCCAGATTCATCTTTCCATCCGCTTTCTCCTCTGTGGATTTTGAAATACCCTGATTTAAAATTCAACCTGGAGATCTCGCTCAAGACAAGTCCAGTCATTTGAATGGGGATGTGTTCCATTGTGTCAAAACAAACGATCTTGTCGAATTTATGCTCATAGAACTCTCTCAAGTCTGACACAGATCCATGATGAAACGCTCCACTTTTGAGCTCTCTGTTTTGTTTGATGACTTCCAGGGACACATCCAGTCCTGTGTATTGTTTAAACGATTCAGACAGGACAGCGTTTCCACATCCTAGATCCAGAACCTCTCCAGTGTCCTCTGAGAATAAGTCTGGAAATATCTCAATGACATCATCCATGATGCTCTCCTCATATCCATTTCTCCAGAGGATGTCATATGTTTTTGACTCTGTTTTTATCCAGTCTTTCATTTTATTTCCATGTTTTTTGTGGGTTGTACGTGCATTTTTTTTTATGAAGTACGTGCACTTTTTCTGCTTTCATTTAGGATTTTATTTTGTTTCTGCTTTTAAAGTTCCAAAGCGAGATGACCATTGATGTGTATTCATCAAATGATGAGCATTTGTGAATCTTTGAGGATTTGTACATTTCACATTTTTCAAAAAATATTTTGATATCAAATTGCTTGTAGAGTCTGTTTGCTCTGGCAATTGCAGCAACAAAACCAGTGGAGCTGTATTGAGTAAACCAGTCCATCCCTTTGCATCCTCTGAGAATGTTCACACCATCGATCATGTTGAATGTGGTGATGTTTAGATCTCCAGCTTTGAAAGCGACATTTTTTGCTGAGACCGATTTTGCTATTCCTGGAACAGAAAACATCGGGAACTCCTCCCAAACTTTATTGAATCTGACATACATCATCTCATTGTTTTGAACATAGTAATTGAGATAGTCGTGGAGCTGCCAGTTTCTCCTGTGAGTATTCAAAGCAATGATGTTGACATGGCTGTCCTCAACAATATAAAAATCAATGGGGAGGTTCTGCAATTTCAAGGCTGTGAATTTGTGTTGACCATCCTGGATGACTCCATTCGGATTCACTTTTATGAGATCCTGTTGTCCATATTTCTGAGTCGAATCTTTGAGCACTTTGACGTGACCTGGAATGATCTTTCTGTTTTCATCTTTAAAAGAAAAAAGAGAGTAGTCTTTTGTTGTGAAGATGGGTTGTTTGACTGTGAGATTTCCTATGTCAAGCAATTTAGTTGCTGCAACAATTTTTTTCTCTGTGTTTGTTTTGTTGTTAAAGAATTCAAGTGTGTACATGTGTAAAAGTTTAAATTAGTATTAAAATTAAATTAGGATTCTGATTTGCGTGGAACCCATGACTCCCTGGAAACGATCTTGTCGTGTTTCAGATGTTGCTCCTGGGCTCCCATGTTCATTCTCTCCTCTGCATATATTGCAAGCCATGACATGATCTTTGTGATCGACAGGGATTCATACATCTCTCCGAACTCACCTTTGATGATCCTAGTGAAAAACAGAGCCATGTCTGTTGATTTAAGATAATAGTAGTCCTCCATGATCATCTGTGAACACATCAGGATCTGAGCGTTTGACATTGGTTTTTTGAGATCCATCATCTCATTGAGTTCAATCAACCATTTCACAATCTGTCTGACAACCTCTTCCTTTCCGAATGCTCTCCCATCGTGAACAGTTCTGGACATTGCTGCAAGCGTGGGGACTTTTGCTTTGCGTGCATCATCAACATTTTTGATTGTATTTCGAAAGTTGTTATTGACCAACAGCGATCCCGAGTTCGTCTCTGAGGGCTGCGTAATTTGTTTTTGAATTTCCATTTGTTTTGTTGTTTAAATTAATTTCAAGTACCTCATCTTCCCAGCCCCTGTTTCTGAGGTATGTTTCAGGGTTCTTTCGATATGCCTTATCAGGGGTGCTGGGGATGTACTTGTCCAGATGATCCACAATAGACTCTCGATCTGATTGTCTGATTTGTTTCCAGATCTTTTGACATTTAGGCTTTCCGACCTTTTTGTCAAATTGATTCCAGAACTCCTCGAATGTTGGAAAGATTTCGACTTCGATTTTTTCATCTTGATTTTTAGTTTTAATTATAGTGTCATTTACATTTTCATTTTCATTTTCCATATGTGGAACATATGATGATGATATGTTTGACATATGATTGTCAGGTTTTGATGCTCTGTTTTTCCTCCTAGATTCGCTGTAAGCCTTGCGTTTTGTGATGCTTTCAGCAACCCAGGGGATCTGAAATCCATCAGAACACTCCTCCAGGACAGACATGATCTCATCCTGTTGCTCATCATTCAGACGTTTTATGAAAAATTTGAGACGTTGCTGTGATATACACATGTTTCTCATATGTTCACACATGATCCTGTCATATGCAACCTGTGACTCCTCAGAGAGCACCTGTGTGTCTCTGAGATAGTCTCCAGGATAGAACAAAAAGGCTGGATCTTTGCTCATATCGTTTCAATTTTTTGCTCCTCCAGGATGAACTCCAGGCTGTCCATGATCCCAGGCTCATAATTTATCATGTAGATGTAAATCTCTTCAACCTTTGAGAGTGGTGCTGCTCTGATATATTGTGCCAGGAAGTCCCTGAGCGTTTCATCAGGCTCATTGTTTAGGATTCCATCCAGGCGAGTGCTGATTGATGTGTATTCATCAACATAGATTCGATCATATGATGATATGTTTGAAAAGCTCTGGAGCCCATGTGTCACCGATGCATGATCTCTCCCTGTGTACCATCCCAGGTCATTCCTGGTGAGTCGATATCTTGTCGTGCAATAGCGATAGAAAAATGTCCTCGCTTTCACATAGTCTGCTGTCCTGGATCTGTCCATGATGTTCTCAATCTGGAACATTTCTTGAATTTCATTGACCACTGGTGTGAGCATCGCATTGAGCAATGCTTGTCTGGTTTTTGATGGGATTCTATTTGCCATAATTTTAAGATTTTAAAAAAGGGAGACAAACAAAGCCACTCGCTCGATCTCCCTTTCTTTGATTAATGTGTGGATTTGATTGTCAGATATGATTTTCCATTCTTTGTCACTGGCAATGCAACCAGCTCTCCATTTTGATCTGGAGCTGCCAGGACTTTCTGTCCATTGAGTTCCACGACTTCTGAATATCCATCTGCCTCAGCTGCCTTTCTCATAGATTTGAGGCTGTCTTTCATTCTTTTGACCTCAGCTTCCATCTCAACAACACCCTGGCAGTTTTTAAAGTCCCAGGTTGTTCGACCCTGGACAACTCCGATCTGATATCCATGATGTGAGAATGTCTTTGCTCCATGGAGTTCAGCTTGATCCAGAGCAAGATCCTGGATTTCTTTGTTTGCAGTGGTCAATTGCTCAGCCATTGTTTTGAATACAATGAAAACATCAAGAGGATCAAGAACTCCATCCTCAACATCTTTGACCGCTTTGTCAATGAACAGCTTTCCAGCTCTCCTTTGTCTCTGGAGTGTTGAGAGTTTCTCATTTCTTTGATCCAGGATCTCCATCTCCTGGACTTCCATTTCTCTGATTGTTGTTGTCATATCGATCACACCATCCTGGGATGAGATCCATTGTTCTGATGATCTGCTCATGCTGCTGTGTTTTTAGATTCTGGCTCAAATGCTTTGTCAACTGTTTTCTGTATGTCATAAAGTTTGACCCACAATTCTGCAAGTTTGTCAACCTGTTCGATTGATAAATCATAATGCTGATCGAGGAGCTCTTGATATTTGTCCCAGTCCATTGATTGATATCTCTTGTCGAGGTTTTTCTTTTCAGTCTCAAAATCCTTTTGAGCTTTGTCCTGTCTGGAGATAGCATTTTGAACCTCATCAAATGATGCAAGCCCATGAGCAGGGAGTCCGATTGCTGCTTTTCCGAGAGCTGTTCCCACTGCTGATGTGTAGCAATTCTCAAGAGCATGAGTTTGATTTGCTCCTCTTCCTTTGTTTGGCTCAGATGCGATCCCATCATAAATCGAGGGAGCGTTGTCTTTGCCTTCAAAATAGATTGACACCTGGACAATGCATTTCCATTCATTGATCGCTGCAATAAATTCAGACCCTAGGATCTTCACATCATAGTCATAACTCTCAGCGACAAAACGGATTCTGTCTTTTACTTCTGAATAGGATTTTCCTTTCAAGTTCATCACAGGCAATTGTGTGAGCCTGTGTTTCATGTGTGGTTTGTGTGTGTGTGACATTATATATTTGATTTAGTTAATACTCGATTTTGATGCCATGATTTCTCGTCTGGCTGTTAAAAATTCATGCATAGTGATGTCTCCCTGGAGATAAAGATTTTGAATTTGTGCGATTGTTGTTTCCATTATTGTGTGAGTCTTTTAATTTCAGACCTAGGGATCAGTGTTGATCCTCCCAGATTGACTGTTTTGATTTGATTTCTCGTGATTGCCTGGTTGAATGTTTTTCTGGACAGTCCCAGGATTTTCATCGCCTCTGATTTTTTCAAAAGTTGTGGCTGATTGTAGTTGATAGTCTTGTTGTGCTCAATCATCTTTGCAATTGATTTGTCAAATGCTGCCTCAAGTTCTGAGAGGGGGGTCATTCGATGCTGTCTTTCAAGATCTTTGATTTCTTTTGTTGTGAGTGCTTCCATTATAAAATGATTTTGTCTTTGATTAAATTGACAATTAATTTGTGTTGTTTTTGTGAAATTTTAATGACTTTTTTGTGATCTTTTTTATCGATTATTGAAAAGAAAAAGACACTCTTTTCGATCTTTTTTGATTGGCTCATGTATCCAGATACTTGAAATGAATATTCCTCTGAGTTGAAAATTTCATGTCTAAACTCAACAGAGGTAGTTCCATCCGAGTTTGTTGCAGGCTTTCCAACGATTCTAATTGTTTGTAACTCTGTTAAATATTCTGTGATGTTTTTGAACACCTCTTTGTTAAGGTTTTGTAAATTAGTAGTAGTGAAATAGGTCATAATTTTGTTTCGTTTAATACCCAAATATAAACAAAAAGTCACAATAATCAACAAAAGTCATAAAAAAGATAAAAATTTTCACATATGGATCGCACACCAAACGCACGATTGAAAGCATTTTTTGACTCCACAACATTGAGTGTCAGAGAGTTCGCAACAGAAATCGGGAAGCCTAATGGATACAGAACTCTGTATCAAGTTTTTAATGGAAAGAGAGATCCCAGTTCCAAGCTGGTGAAATCAATCATCAGAAGATTTCCACAACTATCCTATGACTGGATTTTTGTTGGTGCTGGAGAGATGTTGACAGAGGGTGGGGACATGATGAGATCAGTTCATGATCATGAGCTTTCTGTCCAGGCTCGATTCGAGCAATCAATGGAGCGAATTGAAAAAATTGAGTTTGCAACAAATGAACTGGCAAACAGAATTGAGAGAGCGATGTCACACCAGGCAGAGATGACAAACATTTTTTTCACAAAGATTGACAGCATGACAAGCAGCCACGAAAGAATGATCAATGGTGCTCAGGTGTTGCATGATGATATTAAAAACACACAGAAAATTGTCCAAAGACTTGAAAAAACTGACAAAAATTTACATGATGAAATCTCTGTCGCTTTAGAGGTTGGACATCAAACCCTTAAAAAAATACTAGAAAACAGAGAAAAGGCTAAAAATGAGTTTGCAAGGGCGATCCATATTGCTGAGCAGGTTTTTGAAAAGGTGAGAACTATTTAAAAACCTTAGTCGCTTGATCCATGACAGAATCCAAGTTTAATTTTTTATACTTATTCAAAGTTTTTGGATCTCTGATTCCTGTGATTGACATGATAATGTGATCGGGCATTCCTTTCTCTGAGGATAGCGTGATGAAAGTTCGTCTGGCTGTGTGTGATGTGACAATCTCCCAGCGATGGAATCGCTCGATCATTTTTTTTGACCCTTGATATTTTGTTTTTTTCACCTCATCCTCAAACCCTGCTTTTTTGCAGATCTGTTGAATTGCCTTGTTGAATTTCTGTGATGATATTTTCTTGACTTCCCAGTTGTATTTCTCCAAAAGTCTCTCCAGTTTTGGGTGGAGTGGGATGTATGAATTTGTCTCTGTTTTTTTAGCTCTCTTGATGATCATTCCTTTGCTGACATCAGCTTTCTCAAAAACAGAATAGTCTGAAAACCTTTGTCCAGAATACACACCGATCAGAAACATGTCCCGATATATGTCCAGCCTATGATCTAGATTTATTGTCTCCAGGATATTGATCTCCTCTTGAGTGAGTGCAATGTCATCAGTGTCTCTCTTTTTGATTGTCACTTGTTTGAAATCATCTGGGACAGATCTCCCTTTTTTTATGTTCCAATTGAGAAAGGTTTTGAAAAAAACCAAGTTCCTGGAGAGTGAGTTGTCGGTGTTCTTGTAGACGTCCCTCATGTATGCCACAAAAGCCCAGAGGACAGTGTCTGTCATGTCTTTGAGTTTGAGTTGACGTTTGCCCTGGAATCGTTTGAACTTGTCCCTAGATTGCCTGTATTTCGTTTGTGATCCTTTAGTCAAGGTTCCCACATCTTTGATCTCCTGGAGATACTCATCAAACAGCTCCAGGACAGTCTCAGGTTTTTTCTCCTGGACATGAAAATACTCATCCAGCTTTGCTTTGAGTTTGTCTTTTGTGAGTGCTGATCCATAAAGATCTCGAATCCTTTCCACTGCAAACTCATATTCATTCAGGATCAGATTGAGCTTTCGATTGCGATCTCCCTGAGCTCCTCTCATTGTTTTGGCTCTCCTGGTTTTTTTGTCCCAGTGTTCTGGTTTGATTGATCTGCCAGTGTTGTATTTAAAACGTGATCTTTCTCCTGGGATGTATATCTCCAGGCGAATGACAGTCATCTTTGCTTCTTTACTTTTCAGATAGAAAATCATGCGGGGTCGGTAGGGGGGTCGATTAATATGGGTAAATGTAAGGAAATAGTGTTATATTGTCCCCATGAATAAACGATTTCCCTATATATGACAAGATGTCCCCAAAAAGTCCGATTCCCTCCGACTCCACTAATACACCCCGAGAGCTCAATGTTTTCGGGGTTTTGTTTTTTTGCGGGGTCGCCAGGGGGGTCGAAAGTGCTTTTTTAGCCTTAAAAGATATGACTGATCCGAGCGATTTGACCATGCTCTGGATGATGCAAAAATCCCTCGATTGCTTTTATCGATCGATATCCATTTCGATCATGCCAGGAATCTGTTCCAGATGGCGATCTCAGTGACTCAATGTTCACCTTTCCGATGTCTTTCGATGTTTTGTGGTGCACATGGTGTGTGTAAATGTGGCGATGCTTTGTCTTTGACCAGTCTTCGGGTGCTTCCTCTGCCATTAATAAAGGGAGATCATTCTGTTTTGCTCCATCTCCATGAGTTGCTCCGATGAGGTTTTTCCCATAAAGGAAATATTTTCGATGTGCGATGGAACAATCAAAAGTGATATTCTCATTTTTATGAAACCAGGTTTTGATCACATCCGACAAAAAGAATCCTGAGACATAGTCATGATTTGATGGGCAATGAATGTAATGCACATCAGCAACTGTGATCAGTTTCTCCAAAACCTCAACAATCACATCCTTTGCTGTCAAATAATTTTCATACCACATGCCATCGGTGTCCTGTGGAGTTCCTGATGTGGTTGTTCTCCTGGCATTGTCAGTGTGCAAAATGTCATTTCCACCGATGAACAAGATTTGATCAATATTAAAAGAGGATGTTTTATCCAGGATCCCCTGGACTCCCTCATGAACTCTCTCAGATGCGATTTTGACATCGTATGCATCACCAGTCTCAAATGCTGTTGCAAGTTTTCCGATGTGAATGTCTGCTGGATCAATGACCAGGAGATGTGAATCTTTTGATTGCTCTCTTTTAAGTTTTGGATATACTGGAGCAGCCTGGATCATCTCATCCTTTAGCTCCTCAAAGATTTGCTGATATGTTTTGCCATGGTTTTTGACAAACATTGAAATGTGTTTTGATTTATGCCAGTAGTGTTTCACATCTTTTGCTGGGATCCCTAGTCTCTCAGCTTCCTCCTGGAGTACTTTGTGATCATCGCCAAATAAAACTCCGAGATCTTTCTCTGTGAGCTGGCTGATCTTGTTTCTGTATGGATCGAAATGCTTTGGAAATCTAAAAACTTTTGTATCTCTGCTCATCTTATTTGTTTAATTTAATTCCTAATTTATCAACTGATCTCGCTCCGAAATATCCTGAGAGAACCCACACCAAAAGATCTGATGTGTCTCCAGTCTCTAATCCATAAAACCAGCCGATCACATAGGCGAGAACAAGGATCAACAGCACTGCTGGTCTGATATTTCTGGCGAGGAAACTCTGGCTCCTGGAATCAGAAACCCATCTCCTGGTGACTCCATCAATCTCAGCTCTCTCAATGTCGAGCTTTGCCAGGGCAACAGCTTTGTCCTCCTGAGGGAGTGGTGATTTGTCAATCAGTGCCTCAATGACATTCCCGACCAGGGAGTCCTCAGCAACTTTTGCGAAAAATGTTGGTGCTTTGTCTAGTAAAAAAGACCCGATTTTGGTGTCTTTGAATTTCTTTTTTTTACTCATGATTTTTTTGTTTAATTACATGAGCTTCGATCCAGCCAGGATTCTATTGTTTTTTAATATGTCCAGATTCTGTTTGGATTTTTGGAATTATTGCGATCACCGAATCCGAGATGAATGAACCCTCCTTTTGTTGAGATTCCAATTCTTGAAATTCCAACCGCCATCGCTGCCGATACAATTTGAAATCTCTGGGAGTCTGTGGTTGCCACAACATCAATCGCCTTTCCATCGAGGTGCTCTGATGTCGGGCTCGCTTTATAGCCTTGAGCAATGAGTCGATTGAGTGTGTCCTGTGTTCTGAAACCAGAAGTGATTTTCCAGGGAAAGTCACATTTG